AAACCTTCTACCTGCGGCAGTAACAATGTGTTGGACGGGGAGTCAAACAGGATAAAGTGTAGCGGTCACACTAATCTCAATGACAAAGGGGCCATCTTCATCTCTTTCAACCGCGAGGCTGAAAGCAGGTTCTTTGGCGTCTTTGCGCATCGTGGAAGTGGACATCCACAAAATGGGCGATTTTCCTGCGTGATCTCCCACAACTTGGTCACCACATTTAAGCATCACGAATCCAGATGGTTTATCACTGGTATCAATGTACTTGGCTCGGATGGTGTGGACCACCCATGTTGCAGTGTGGGCAAGGCCAGGAAAGTCTGCGGCACAGACTCCGGCGGATTGAGCACTCTTGGTCTTATCACCGGTGATGAAAGTTTTGAAAACTTTGCGTGTCACGGGGTGAGAAGCAATGGGTGCGTTACTTGCTTGTTTGGCTGCCTTGCGGCGAGCGTTCTTTCGTTGGGCCTTGGTAGGTCCTTCTTCAGCTTTGGTCATAATTTCTTCGGTTTTTAAAACCCCGTCGGGCTTAAATCCCTCTTCAATCCTTCCAGTCAAGCGGCCGTGAACACCGGAGTGTTCAGGGGGGAGACCTTCAGTTTTCACCCCACCATGGGTTTCGATGGGCATGCCCCCCTCAGGTCCTGCCTGAGGAGGGGTGTTTCCAGGGGTCCCAGCACGGGCCTCAATGATCTTGCTAGACTCAGGATCTTTCGCCTGAGCAAAGGAGTCTTCAATGAGGTCATCACAGTCAACGTCTATTCCGGGAAATTCCAGAACGTGTTCGTTTTCGGCAATGAAGGTGCCCCAAGCTTGCAGTTGACCATGCTCTTGGGGTCGGAGGAAATGTGCAACCAACGTGTCTAGGGGTAGGTATTGGGCTATTGCGCCAACCCATGCCTCGTCCCCCAATAGACCAGCTGCATGTTGCTCTATTAATTTCTTGCACCACTCGTCGACAATAAGGTACTCACGAGGACAGAACACGACAAGCTGTCTCACAGCACACGCACGACCGAGACGCCCCGAGGGCGAGGGATCAGTCATGCGCAATGCAAGAGAAGCCAAATGTTTGTCTGGGTCGACAGGACGGAAAACGACAGACCGCTTGTGAACAACAAACTTCTTCTTAAGGAAATCCAAGTCATTAAGGGGCCGAGGATCTAGATTTTCATCTTTCACCTCAACCCCATAACGAGCAAAGAAAGCACGAATGCTCCTACCGTTAAAGTCATCTATGACGTCAGGGTTGACAGTCATGGTGTTGTCGTCACCGTAGAGTGCAAGAATAACATCTCGTATGAATTGGCTGAATCCACGGTCAGTTATTTTATAATAGCCTGCTGCTAAGAGAGCGTATATTATTAATGTATTATCAGGCCCAGTATTGCCAGAACCGGAAGGTCCGCCTTTTTCCTTGGAGAAGTATTCGCCAAGACCTGTTGTAAGGACGGTTTCGATAATGTCTTCGTAAAGCCTGTATAATCGTGTTTTTGCTTGTTTCGCTTCGTCTTCATTTTTGTAGCTGTTAACCATGAACCGCCACCTCAGATCACGGACACCCTCTAAGAGGGGCCGGGAGAGCGATGCATCCCAAGCCTTCTCATCTAACGCAAAGCCATGCGTGTAACGAGAAAGCTTACGGTGCAACATCTCCCAGCCCCCACTGTAAGGGTTGATGCCCATGCAAGAGGCAGTGATTACAGGAACAGCCTGAAGTGCTTCATTTGTAGACATACAAAGGCGGCCGAGTGCCCAAACGTGCTCAACTGGACTGTTGACTACTGTCCTAGTTTGGCCCGCTTTAACTTTCCGGAGAGGGATTAGCTCGTCCTTGAGAA